AGAAGGGAGTAGCGTAATGAAAAAACAAGGCGGCATAAAAGGCCACGTAAATGTGGTGGAAAGTTCTATTGTGGCAGGATCTCAGCTCGGACATAGTTTTATTCTGTCCGGCAGGGGCCACGGTAGAAAGCACAGAGCTCTGGAAGGATCGACAAGCAGAGCCGCTAGACGTGCAGCGGCAGCGGCAAAGCGTAAGAGCGCAAAATGAAGACGTGCCCAGAGTGCGACGGCTACGGCCAGTACCTCGGAGAAAAGGCGATAGTTGACTACGTCAATGGAGGTTTTTACGATGAGGTACTGGTTGAGTGCGAGGAATGCGAGGGGTTAGGGAAAGTAAAAAAAAATAACCTCACCCCCGAAAATTAACAAATTTGTGTGGTAAGATAAAATTAGTCATAGGGAGATTTTTAAATGGCCACAAGTAAAGCTAATAAATACTTCACGCCTATTAACGGTAACGCAGCAAGAGTAGTGTTATCGAAGGGCACACATTTTACACCCAATAAAAAATTTAAAAACGTTTACAAGGACCCAATTTATTTTCGCAAGGCTGACCCGTTTGCAATGGGCTCAGAGAAAAAACTTTACAAGGAAATGGTTGGTAAAAAGGTTGGACGCATAACAGTTCTGGGCAGAGACTTAAATGCAAAAAAGAATTGTAACGGTACGCTGTGGATATGCAAATGTGCGTGCGGAAATTTTTTAATGCTAAGATCAAAACGAATTAGAAAAGGTGAAGGTCAGGACAGGTGTAACGAGTGCCTGTACATACAAGAACTAAGAAACAGATAGAACAAATTGGTAAGCCGTGAGTGCCGGTGGTTTTTATTATATTTTACGCCAAACCACGCGCAGCTAAAGCCAGTTAATCCGCTGGTGATTTAGCAAAAGGGAGCCCTAACCTCGGCTCCCTTTTTTACACTATTCCACGAATTTCACGTCGCAACGGCTTGTTCCAAGCTCCCGTGGCACTCGTACCGTAAGCCATTGTCGTATGCTGGTTTGCTAAACACAACGCAACTGCGTCAGCTCTGTCAGGAGAAGATATGCCACGCTTCTTCATAGCTTCCTTACTTTCAATCTGAAGCTTGCCGGCGCTGGTAAAGTGATACCGTGGAGCAGCCAGCTCAGCCCACAAGGCGTCGTCACGGGGCAGCTTCACGTCCATACCCTCTAGCCAAGCCTTTACCTTAAACCACAGCTCAGCGCGTAAATTTAAATACGTGTCTTTCTGTAGCGCACGCTCGGACACGTTCAAACCACGCGCTGGCAGCCCCAGCTCACGCAACCGATCTAAAACGCCGGCGCCGAACCCGTTACTATCGACAATAATCTCAGCCGGCTTCTTCGAGGGCTGCATGGCGTCGTACTCAGCTTTCACGGCGCCGGTCAACTGCATCAAGTCGAGATTACGCCAGACAGTCATAGGATGAATAACTGGGCCCTGACGCTTACATAAAACAGAGCTATCCATGCCCTGACGGGCTACGTCGAGGCCCCACACGGCCACGGTATCATCATGTATCTTTATGTCGTTGTTCATGGCGTGGTCAATTAAGGCCACGGGAATAACTGTGTCCTCTTCTGAGGGTGGAAAATTTCCCAAAACGCGAACATGGAACGCCGGACTATCCTGCCCGTAGCGCTTCTCCATGTCTTTAACAAAGTCGTCGGCGACGCGAGGGCTATCAACGCAGCTAACGTGCATCGTGTGCCAATCTTCCTTCAGGCGGTTGTGTGTGTCGTAAAAAAAGCCAGTGTTACGTGTGGGGTTGCCGGTCAAAACAGTCGTCGCGTTGTGTCCCGACATACTACCGCTGGCTGCCTCGAAAACGCTGGCCGGTATTCCGCTGGCTTCGTCGGCTAATAATAATACGTTTTCTGAGTGAACTCCTGCAAGCGCTTCCGGCTGTTCCTGTCTCGACGTACGACACGATATAAACGTGCTCTGTGGCTGGCTCTTGAGCTCAATACGGTCACTCTTGATTTCCAGTAAATCGTTGAAAGGCTTTTTCAGGCGCTTGGCTACATTTTTCATTTCTGCGAAGCAAGCGTCAAAAAGCTGGGCCGACGTGGGGGCCGTCACAACCGTTTTCGACGGCACACGCATTAAAACGTGCCACACGGCAGCCATAGCAACAGCCGTTGATTTTCCTACCCCGTGCCCAGAGCGACAACTGACACGTCTAGTCTTCGGGTTAGCGACTTCCCGTAGCAATTCCTTTTGCCAGTCGTCGGGCTCAATGCCTATAACTTCGATGGCGAACTTAACGGGGTCATTTCGGTAGCGCTTCATCAGCTCTAAGAAGGGGTTGTTGTTAACATTTTGTTTCATGTGATTATCCTAAAATTTTTTTACGGGATGTGTGAGGAGGACATTAGCTTTTGCACCGGCTGGCGCTAAGAAAAGGGGGGGGTCAAAATCAAAAACAAGTTGGATTCGCATAATCTGTATTATGTTAATTTTATTATTCAATGTAATCAATGACTTAGCGAAAACGCCCTCCCGAAATGCACGAAAACGACATCAATAATGCATGAAAGTTGACATTTTTACCGACTTTTGACACGCGCACGCGCATACGCGAGTGTAACTTAGTGTGCGAAATCATCGTTCAATCTCTTCCGCTTCACCCTCGATAACATTATCTAAGAGCTCAGCAGCTTGCGCGTGCAAATCATTAACGCTTATGTTTATTGCCACGTCACGTTGTCGAGTATCATACTTAGAGTTAAGCTTACTCGCCATCCACTTATCAGTATCAACCTTTAACCTCGACACGTTGACATCTTCAGGCTGAGCTGTTTGAGCTGTGTCAACTGCACGTTCAGCATAGTAATGGCCAGCTTCATTTAACGCCTGTTCATATCTACCACGTCTCCCACCGGCAGCATCTAACCACATAGCAAATAGTTTATAGCCAATGTTAAACTCTTTCATTAACGTGCGAACTGAAGTGCCTGTAGAAATACGCTCCAACACTTCATCCTCGCCAATCTGTTCTATGGCTGCAATCTTAGCCTTACCTATCTTACCTACCATTTGATCCTATCTCCCCAGCTAAAGCTGAATACCCACAAATATCTACCCAATGATCTGCTTTATCAGGTGATACTCTTATCCTAGATATTTTAAGTAATACCATCATTACAGCTACATCGATGTGACCTATTTCATAACCAGTGTAAGCTGACCAGAGATCTGCCGTGTTCTCAAAGTTTTCTTTAGCATCTCCATAGTCAGCGTTACGATCATTGTTAATGACCTTCATTGCTTCTTTTAATATCTCATCTCTATCCATTACCACGGTATTTCATCCCCTATTGACCAATCTATTGACTTATCTATGCCGTCACGAATGACAGTTGTTATCTCCGCTTTAGGGAAACTATCGTAAGCAGCTTCCAAAAACTTAGCCGTAAAATCATTAGATAATATTCTAGCAACATCTTCGAAGCTGTAAACTATCCAATGCTTATACTTCTCACGTAATATGTGAGCATTGCGTGACGCAACGCAAACAATTCTACCACCTTCGAGCTCGACGCAATAACAATCTTTAGCCGGAGGCTTATGACCGGCTTCGAGCGCAGTCTTCTCCAACACATCCCACGCCCTCATAAGTTGAGCTGCAATCTTATTAGTTGCCATTACGTCGTTAGCTTCGACTGCGTAACCTAGCGCCTCGTAAGCAGCTTCAAAACGTCCAGCCATTTCTGGCGGCACAAACGTAGGCAACGTATCACCCCAGTTATCAACTTTCTCACGGGCGATACGATCCAGCGGTTTAAGCTGTCCCCAGACTTCTGCTTTAATAAGTGGAGCGCCGCCTTCAGGTCTACCAAGTACATCACGTCCCTTTCTCTTTGCTTCACTTAATGTAACACGTTTCTTTTTCTTTTTCATTACCATGCTAATCTCCCTAACTTTTCCTCACCTTGTTTCCTCACCTCACCTCACCGCCTCCTCACTTACGTATATATATACGTTAAGGTGAGGAGGAAGGTTTTAGAGGCTATTTTACCTCACTTCCTCACCTTTCCTCACTTAGACATAGGAAGGTGAGGAACTAATGAACGGTACGCCCATGACTACTAATATCACTCATTTCCATCAGCAACATACGAAAGAACGTCAGGTCAGCTATCCCGTCATCACAAGCCCTAAGAGCCTCACGCCTTTGACCTTCCTTAAATATGTCTTTGGTTCTTTTGTTTGTGTGGTTCCACTCCACCTCATATATTTCCTCTTCAGGGCTCCACACGAGCCGTGCGATTACTTCTTCATTTTCACTCATAATAACACCTTAAAGTTTTCTATGTTAAAGTGAGCCATTGGCTCAATGTCCTGAGGATCTCCACGTTTCACTGACCCTCCTACATTTACGTGAAAGTCTTCCGGTGGAAACTTTGTCATGGCGAACTTGTCAGTAAATTGTACAGCTAAATAACACGGCAACTTTGTCGCCTGCGTTAAATTGCTTGCCATCATTAACTTATACAAGCTTATCATATATGTGTCATACCGTGTCATATCGTTTTTGCGTTGCCTAACCTCAATAAATGAAACTACCTTACCATTTCGCATTGCCATAAAGTCCAAGCTTAACTTTATTGGCATTTTATACAATTCACACTTAAACACATTCTCTATAACTTTTGCTATTTGCTTTTCGTTATTTAAGTCGTCCTGCGTTTCATAATACGGACGCTTCATAACCCAGCCTCTTCTCCAGTTATCCAAGCCCCAACCGACACGACTTGTACTTCCCTCGCCTGACGCTTGTCATAAAATTGTTCTACACGTAGCACGTCAGTCTCCAGCCATTGCTTAACTATAGCACGGATTTTAGCTTTTTCGTGTTTCTTTTCCACGTCAAGACTTAAAGCCTCTGCCACGGCAGAACCCACCCACATCTTAGCTTGCACACTTTGCCTGTAAGGGTCACCGTCTTCCAGCGCCTGCCCGACTATCCGCTGTACCTTCATAGCGTCGCGTGTTGTCACGCCGTCAAACAAGTCAGGCATTTTAAACGGAACCGCGACGCCCACGTATTCGCCATTAGGTAGCTGCACGCCTTCCATGCGCCTGTACACCGCCTTCTCTGCCGGCGGCGCCAAGTTAGCCTTACCGTCGTCAACTCTGAATATGCCCAGACTTTGTTGCTCGTTTACACCCAGCTTCAGCGCGTCGTCCTGACTGACCTTGTTGATAACTCTGGCAGCTCTAGCAGCTCCGATAAGTGACCCAGCGCCACGCACGCTATCCACCGTCGCGTCGTCGCCGTGCATCTTACGTATGTGATGCGTCAAAACAAAAGCGCAATCAGTTCTATCCGCTATCGATCTGACACTGGCTATCGCCGCATTCATTGCCACGTTATCATTTTCGTTAATTTGATTAGCGCCAACCCACGGGTCAACGAATACCATGCCTATATTGTTTTGCTCTATCCTATCAGCCATGTATTCCCTGAGCTCCTCGTCTACGTCGAGCCCGTCACGTGACTGCTTAGCAAATATAATTTTTAAATCGCGTCCGGCGTCCAGAAATAGCCGGCCCCTGACGTCGTCAGCTTTAACTTCGTAATGCATCATGGCGGCAGCCACACGACGCTGCATTTCCTCCAGAGGATCTTCGAGGTTAATGAGCCACACGTTACATTGCTCGTGCACCATGTCCTCCAGCAGCGCCTTGCCTGTTGCAATGGCCAACGCCTCAACTGTTTGCATCGAAGTCTTACCAATGCCTCCAGCCGACGCCAGTACACTCACGTTAGAACGTATGTAGTGACGCCCGTATATCCATCGACGCGCCGGTATACTTGCCGGATCTATCGGATCATACGGCGTCGGCCATTGTCTTTCTGCCTCAATAGTTTCCTGTTTCACTTGCTCTACCGGCTTTGCCAGCGCCAACGCCTCACGTAACTTGTCCTCACCCACTTCCTTTAAGTAGTCGTTTGCGTCCACGACGTTCTCGACGCCCAGCTCGTTAAACCTTACGACGTGCACAGACGTGCTACCGTCGCCGCTGAGCACGTCAGCGCATTTGTCTACGTCCAAGTCAGGATCTGCACATATCGTCACGTCTGAGGCTCTAGGCACGTTGTAAGACTGCATTCCAGCCTTACCAAATGTGCACACGATAGTCGCCTCGACGTTACCACTTGTCGCTTGGTGTACTGACAATGCGTCTTCTGGCCCTTCCACTATTATGATTGCGCCTCCGTCGTGCTCGTCGCCAATACGCATTACGTTACCAGCTATTACGCCACGGCTGTATTTGGATATACCATTGTGTATACGCTTCTTACCTTCCGGCGTTAGTAACACGGCCTGTATGCCCTGCACGTCGCCCTCCGAACTAAGCGCCGGAAATATGATTGCTGGCCCGTCATACACGTTAGGGCTAAAGCGTGCTACATTCGTTGCTGTAGACGCTCTGAGACCCCGTGAGTTAAGGTAAAGCAACGCCGGACGTATTGCGTCCTTGTTGTCACGACTGATAGGCACGGCCCTGTCCCACGCTTCCTTAGCCTTTTTAATTTTGTCTTTGCGTGTTTCCTGATCCCGTACCAGCATTTCCTTGTTAGCCAGCCGGCTGATTAACCTGTCGAACTCTGACACTGTATAAGGCATTGTGTCTGAGTTTTCTAAAATTTTAGGATTTTCGCCGCCACGTTTAAAACCTGATCCGATTGTGGCTTTTATCTCTGGATCAGTTAGGCCGACTGACTTTGCAGCCGTGTGCAGCTCCATAATTGCAAGGTCAATGTTAGACGGCGCTAGGTGCGCGTGCCTGCCTAGCAAGTATGCAGCCTTGTTTAATGTTTCATTACGGCCACCTTTTAACGTTAGAGTAACATCTCCGACGGCACTTTCTTTTACTTTTTCAAAATAAACTTCTGACATTTTTTTCTCCCAAATTACAAACGCCCTGCCCAATCACTCAGGCAGGGCGCGTCTTCTTAGAACCCGAAGTCTTTACCTTGGCTACTGTCCCCTGCCGGTTGAACACTGGGAGGTTGCGTTGCAGTCGCGGCAGGCGTTGCCTCATAAGTAGTCGCGGCTATTGCGACGGGTTGCTCATTGCTCACCGGACGATCAATCCACTGGGCAATGTTGAAGCCTACATCATAAGAAGTCCCCTTACCTATCACAACAGGCGTACTGGTTGTAACTTGCACTACCGGTATTTTTGTTGCGAAATTTGGGTCATTCTCAACTTGATTATAAAGCTTGGCGATAAACTGACCAGCTCCATAACTGTTGTTGCTAAATTGAGCTTCACGCCCATTTGCCCAGCAATCTACCTCGAACCCCTTTTTATGTGGGCTCCCCTCAGGCTTTACTAATGGCTGTGCAGGCGAAGGCCACGCTAGAAATTCGCGCACTCCTACGTCAATGTGAAGCCAGCCAAAGACGACGTTTTTAATGTCTATGGCTATTCCTCTAGCCATATCAATATCCTCAATATCGCCTAAAGGTGTTCTCATGGTCCACTTGTTTTGTGGCAAATTAACCCTGACATAAGACATATCAGAGGTGTTGTTTTCGTCTTGAAAAGTAATTGGCATATGTGTCTCCTTGACTACGTTTGCTCATTGGTGAATTTAAAAGTGTACGGAGGTATTTGCAGAGTTTGCAACTCACCAAAATCATAACCCCATACACCACTCTCTTGCGCCATGACAAATTTGTCTAACGCAACTTCAACGGCTGCCCTGCCCTCTTGCAGTGACCTCTCGTCGAGCTCGTAGACGCCTACACAGTAAGGCGCCTCTTTTCCTACAGCAATAAACACGAACCTGTCTATTTCGTGGCCTTCAAGTGCCATACACATACGATAAAATTGGTCCTGTATGTGATAGCCTAACTTACCAGCCTGCGACGCGAAGCCTGACGGCGACGGGTCCACTGTCGTCTTTAAATCAATTATTGCGGCAATGTCTTTGCGCCA